ATTCAAAACGGGGGTGACTTTTTTTTGCCCCCTCCCCCCTGGCTGAAAAATTTTTTTACAAAATTCTCAGACAGAATCAGGAAGTGGCGAGCCCGGAAGAAAATTTTCTTCTGACACAAGTCTGTACAGACCAAGTGCGTTCTCCTGGGCGATCTCCCGTATTGCCAATTGGACCGCGAGGGTCTGGTCGGCATCACTCAACTCTTCTGAATCGAACGTAAGCCTGGCGATCAGGCCAGGGGTGTGGTATCCCTTGCTCATGTCGAAGGAGTACCAGTCATCCCACTCAGTGAATGGGTTGTATGGATTGTCCACTGTTGTCAGCATGTACAGCTCAGTGGTATCCAGTGGTGTACTACTGTCTGGCTCAGCCATCACTCTTCTCCTGCGATGAAGGACTTGAGTGTGCTTGGTGCTACACCCAACTGCCTGGCTACTTCAGCCTGTGTGTAGCCCGATGCCAGCATCTGCTTGGCTCTGCTCTGCTTGACAGATGTCATGACAGTAGGCTGCCGTGGTGTGGCTAGGGCGCGCACTCTATCCATGTCAGCATTGCTGAGGATCTTGGTGAGTGTGTTGGTACTGATAGCACCAGCCTGTATCGCATCCCATTCAGCATCAGTGATGTCAATGCGTGTCTTGTTCGCACCAGTTCTAACACGCATCTCAGCCAATGCTTGATTCTTGATCTTCTTCACATCAGCTGAATCCATGTTAGGATTAGCCTGACGCTTCTGGGATACCACGGCATTCGCAAGGACCTGGGCTTGTCTCTCACGGGGGGCGTTCTTGAGAGCTACATTCAACTGTGAGTTGAGTGAAGCAACCTCTGCTGAGTACACCTTCTTGGCAGAGGGGGAGTAAGGAACAGGCTTAGTACTGATCATCTCCTTACGAGCTTCATTGGCCATAGCCTTTAGCTCATTAGAGTGATCAGCATAGACACGTTCAATCTCTGTACCTGGACCATCTATGAGAGAGTACGCATCCTGAGTCTCAGCAAGACGCTTAGACTTAGTAGTCCTAGGCACAGCCTTACCAGTACTACGATCTACAACAGTACGCCCAGTCTCAGTGTAGATCTTCTGCCCTGTCTCAGGGTCTACCTTGTATCCCTGCTTTCTCTCAGCAACCCTAGTCTCAGCAGTAGACCTGGTGATGAGAGTCTTAGCTCCAGCACGAGGACCACCCTGATACTTGGTCTTGAGAGCAGGGATTCCGTTCTGCTTCTCAGAAGCCCGGTAATCCAGATGATGCTTCTCAGCATCAATGACAACCATGGAATGACGGACTGCTCTAGCAATCTCGTCAGATGATGCACCATGAACTGTCATGTCAGCAATGAGATTGGTAATCTTACCCATCTCCTTGCCCTTCATACCAGGATCCTTCTTACTACCAGAAGGGAACTCGGCCTTCTTAGCAGAAGCGTTGTACACACCACCATCAATGGTACGCATACCATCGTAGGGCCCATACTGACGCCTAGCGTCGAACCCCTTCAGTCCTTCGAGAGGGGGGGTACTTTTGATCTTCCCTTGATTGTTAGGGATGACCAAGACCGTATCTCCATCAAAGTCTGCACCAGAAAGGCGTTCTGCTACAGAATGATGGATTCCAACAGCATCCTTGGCTGCAGTGCCCAAAAGCTTCTTTGCAGCAGGAACTTTGTTGTTTACGGTCAAACGAGGGATCTCGAAAGTGCCACCATGCGGAAAGCGCACTAGAGCGACATGCGTACCATCCTCAAAGGACGGTGCATAGATCTCATGCGGTTTCATCTGAGGAACAGGCAACAGAACCTTAGTTGCCTGCTTTGGCATGGCCGCAGCAGCGAGATGGACGGATGCAGAGTCCGTTTCATCAGCAAACGTCTCGAGAAGCTTCTTCTTGACCACAGGATTGGTCAGATTCGAAATTTCGTCGAATTCGCGCTGACGACGCTCCCTAGTAACGGCCAACTGAGACTTGGCCAGATTAGGGTGCTGCTTTGAGAGCATCTGAGAAGGAAGGCTCTTGGACCAGTCGTCCCACTGACCTTCCTCATTCACAATGTTCAAAGCCGAGGTCACGTTGTCATGATCATCCTTGATCTGACGAATCGTCGCCCCAAACGGGTTATCAGGATCGTCCTTGAGCTCCTTCATAGCATCGTGCTTAGACGGGGCCTCTTTACGACTCTTGTTCGTATTGAAGACGAGATCCACGCCCTCAGGAAGGTCGTCCTTGTAAACGGCCATTCCCTTGAGGTAATGCGTGCCATCGACCTTGATACGAACCTGAGCGTAATTGGCCTTGCCCATGGAAAGGTCTTTTACACCAGGACGAACGTAGATGACGCCATCTGCATCAGCGCCACCTTCATCGGCGTACCGAATGCCCACTCTTTTGGAGCTGACAGACAGAGGATCCTTGATTCCGAGATAGGTGCGACCACCATCCTCAGAATGCTCTTGGATCTGCCGAATGTTGCCCCGATTCTCCCAAACCTGCTTCTGAGTAGTCCCAGGCTTGGCAAGAACCTTCATTCTGGTGTCCTTGCCCGTACCCAACTGAGGAACGTTCAACGGATGCACCATGTAGCCCTCGTTTTGAAGAATTGCGAGAGCGGTGTTGAACTTGGTCGATGAAATGCCGACATTGACTCCGCCAATAGGCAGATCTCGCTCAACCTGAGCCCCAACATCGACAAAGCCCTTTTCGTCGACCTGACGACGAAGCATGTCGGCCGTAGCAGTCAGAACGTCCGCATTGTCCTTATCGGCCTGTGCACGAAGACCACGAACTGTGGATTCGTTGAGCCCCATCTGGCGAGCGATGGCGGAATTCGACATGCCCTTGTCAGCGAGTTTCGTAACTTCACGATACTTCGCCTGACGCTCCTGATTCGACGCCACAGACTTGTGGGCACGAAGCTGAGCGATGGACATGTTGAAACCGTCGGCGATCTCCTTCTCGGACAGACCCTTCTTCTTGAGGTCCGCAACATCATCCAAGAAGTCACGAGCACCCTGAGGATTCTCGCCAGAACCCCAAGGGTATCGACCAGACTTACGGGGAGTGCCGTAATGCCGTAGGAACTCTTCCTCCGAGACTTCCCGGATCACGACGCCTCCTCTCTCTTGAGTTGTTCGATCCGATGGTCGAAGATGATGATCTTCTTCGCGATGTTCATGATGTCGAATGGCTCAGCATCGTAAACGCGTACGTCGTCGTGCTGATAGATCCGAAGCTCGATCTCAATGTCGTAAGGATCCACGTCATACTCCAGGGAGAACAACGCGGCATAGACTTCGAGCTGATGCTCTGATGTTGGACTATCACCAGTTTTGAGGTCGGAAATACGCAGAATGTTGCGTTCAAACGAAATCGCATCGGCGGTACCGAAGCAGTTGTCTGAGTAGTACAGGAGTACCTCAGCCTGCATGTTGAAGTCGATGCAATCGTTGATGTACTGCGCAAGCATCGTCGAATCATCTTCTTGCACGATCTTGTTGTTGATCTGCGTAGCCGCAAACTCGTGCGCCTCGGTCCCGTACTTCGTTCTCTGCCAGGTGTACCATCGCTGAGTCAGACGATCAGGATCGTAATTGATCCAGTGGTACTGGCTAGGACTGAGGAACGCATGTTCGCCCGCAAGACGCAAATGCCGCTTGAAGTTCATTCAGAACGGCCTCCTCGTTTTCCGGACAGATGAATGCAGCGAACGACATGTTGCGGAACTGGTTGACCCACCAGTCCTGGTTGGGCTGCCGGCGCGCGGTCAAAGACTTCTTGATCTCGAGCATCCCCCAACACGTTCCGAACAAGATGGTCCAATCCGGAATGCCCTGCTGATATGAGGGATCGTTCTTGATGACGACGCAGCCCGGGAAGATGGTCTCGAGCTTTCGGATGACCTTCTTCTGGTACTGCGCCTCGGTCATGTTGCCTCCTCGGACAAGGCGGACAAAGAATAAAACCCATGTACTCCTATTAGAAAGCATGTATTAGCCCCGAGGTAATGTCTATTACAAAACTTCGAACTGCTGGTACAACGGCCACACATACGTACGCTGCTCGATGGCCTGTTGGAGATCCCACTCAAGGATCCCATACCACTTGGCGCACTCGAACGAATCCGGAAACTCCTCACCAGTCTTGATGTTCCGGATAGTGCGATTGATGAGTACACCATAACCATCAGTGAACTGCTGCTTGTACTTGACCGCGAACCAACGCGGACGCCAAGTCAAGTTGTTGGCGTAACAGTTGAACGGATCTCCGTCCAGATGGATGGGGGTGTCAAAGACTTCCGTACCCCCAGGAACGAACTCACGAGCAACGAGCAACGGAACAGAACGACGAAACTGAGTTCCGCAATGCATCATGCCAACATTGAGAATCCCCTCACGATTCACGCTAAGCTTCAGAATGCGCTCAGTCGCATCATTCCGGACGCGACCCTGATCACTGACGCTATACCTAGGAAAGTCGGGGATCGTTCTCCACGTTTCCACTTCTCACCCCCTGAACGTGCGTAAGGGCTTCGGACTGCGCCAAAGACTTAGACGCACACTTCCAGCCTTTCCAGCCACAACTACACTCAGGCTGATACTGCACCATCGACGAGATTGAAACGTTCGCAACTGCTGGGACGTGCTCCATGTTTCTCCTTTAGGCCTTGGGCAAGACACGTGCCTTGGGCAAGGCGCTACCTTGTGGGATGTGACACCACTTTGAGTCAGAAACTATTCTATACCCTATCCTAATGTCTATTTTAGATATTGGGTCGGGCGATCAGAAAAGAAATTAGCTTGGCAGTGTCACAGCCCTTTGACGTCGTAGCGGGACTCCTGAAACGACCTTTTTCCCTGCAAACAGCGATAAATTGCTGTATCGATCTTGGCTCTGGATCTGAGGCAGTAGTAGTAAAGGTCCGAAAATTCCGTGTTTAGGCGGTCAATTCGGCCATGCGCCTGATGCCAGTTCTTATAGCTGTATGTCAGGCTGTAGAAGGCAATTGCGTTGGTAGTGACACAATTCCAGCCCTCTGAGCCGGCCACATACTGCACCAGATAGAGCCATTTGTCCGTTTCGGGCGGTTCTTCGTGCTTGTGGCCGTTCCACTCAGCGACCGGAATTCCAAAATTAGCCGTTCTAAGGGCCTCCAACTCGTAATTGAAGGAATAGAACACTATGAGTCGCGGATGCCGCTTAGACAGCTTGGAAACGGCCTCTACGCGGCTAGGATCGCTGTTCACTACGCGCCGCAGCTGGTGGAAGAGCTCTGAAACGTCCTGAATGGGTCGATTCTCCAGAATGTTCCACCGTTCTTTGACGATCATGTCGTACATCTCCTTGTCGTACGACACTACTACCGTCTCGTTATGCCGGGTCGTCTGCCTCGCGTACGGCATCTCCACCAGGATGCGACTACGGAGTTGTAAAAGTTTCCCAGTCGATACATAGTGAGAAACCACGGGATACCTCATAAATGGTTTGTACACCACGTGTTCTCTCGTAAACGCGGTTCGATTCTTGTAGAACCCATGTGCCACGAAGACAGGGATGTAGTCCAACCACGTATCTCCCGGAGTCGCCGACAGCATAATCCACCGATTCTTCTTGGCGATTTTGAGGAAACTCTTCACCCATTTGCCATTGCCTACCAATCTCTGTTCGTCGAAGATGAAGAAGCAACCTTCTCGGTCTACGTACTTATCGATGTTGTTCCAGCTATCGACCGAAATGATCCCCTGGACGGTAGCGCCCTCCGTTTGTCCAACACCAAATGCCGCGGCTTCTTCGAACCACGTGCCGGAATCGCGGACCTTGGCTGTGGTGATAACCACTACGTCCTTTGGGGATTCCCTTAGTTCGTAGTAGGCCATTGCGACACGAGACTTGCCGGTGCCCACGCCACCCCACAGGATGGAACCGTTCTTGAGCTTGTCCAGCGCGTCCTCCTGGTGTGGGCGTAGCTCTACTGGCAACCCATTCCTCCCATAGTTCATTCAGGACAATTCCTACGATTAGGGTAAATCGCATGGTTCTCCCAATGTCTGAAACAGATAAAGAAAGTAAGTGGAGGGAGCCACCCGAGTCCCGCAAAGGATAAACTCGAATGACTCCCTCCGGTGGGCTCACAACACTCATCTGATTTGATGGATGTTATGGCCTTCCTTGAGACCCCTCCCAAGGAAGCTTGGTGCTACGAAACCTGGCGTGCTCCTCCGTACGTCCCGTCGGGGACGTTCTCGGGCTCCCGGCCGTTCGCCTCGGCCTTCTTCGCCTCCGTCTCCCGAGCTTGCTCGATCGCCTGCTCGATCGACTTGGGCTCCTCGATCGGACCGAGGAACGCGTTCTCGAAGGCGCCGTTCGTGTAGACCTTGTAGCCCTGGTACTCCGAGTACAGGACCCAGTCGCCGACGAACGCCTTGGTCTGGCGCAGGCGCTGCGGGTTGATTACGCGGACCTTGATGAACTTGCTCTTGTCCTTCTTGAGCGCGTCGAGGGACTGCGTGCCGTTGTTGCCCGAGACGATGCCGCCCTGGCACCACTGCGCCACGTCGAAGAAGTTCTCCTCGGTGACGCGAACGGCCTCGACGTAGATCGGCTTGCGCTGGTACGTCTGGGTCTCCATTACTCGTCTTCTCCCTTTTCGAATGACTTGCCCATCCCAAATCCGATGAGCAGACTGATGACGCTGCAGGCCCAGCCGATGAGGAACTGGGTCACTCCTGCACCTCATCGGTATCCGACATGCCGTACTTGCGCTCGAGGGCGTCCTCCTCGATGGTGACGTACATCGTCTGGAGGTACGCCTTGACGCCCGTCTTGCCCGAGACCTCCCAGGCGTAGGGGCGGACGATCAGATCGACGTTGACGATGTCGGCCCAGTCGAGCATCTCGACCTGCGACTCATCCAGCGTCGTGCGGCCACGCGAGGTGACCATGGTGATGCGCGGCGGGCGGCCCTTGAAGTTGACCGCCACCGGGAGGTACGGCGTCTCGGAGTCGTCCTCCTCCCGCGCTGCCAGGGTCTTGACGTTCCAGCCGTCAGCCTGCATGGCCTCGGCCGTCTTGTCGTCGAGCACCACTGCGAAGTTCCGGTCCCCCTCGCGGTTGTACTGACCCTCCTTGCCTGCGAAGTTCCGGAAGATGATCCGGACCCCCTCCATCAGAACGGTGTTGTCCTGAGCCATCTAGTCCTCCTTCGAAAGATTCGAGATAGTCTCCTCGGCGGCAAGCCGGAGCTTCTCGAAATATGACATGTCGATCTTCAGGTCCTTGACGTCCTTGGCGACTTCCGCCTCCATCCACAAGTGACCCTTGGTTCCGGCTACGTGGTAGTACTTTCCTTCATGGAAGCGATAGAGCACTCCTCCTCCCTCAAGGACGGGGACGAAGGAACCGGTTCTCCCGAGATGGCGCATACTCCGGTGGTCAGGCACTTCAACCTGATTGAGGTCGAGGTACATGGTCCCCTTTGTAACGTTGCGCTTTTCGCAGAAGTCACGGAACTCTGGCTCCTCGTTGGTGAACATCATCTTGAAGACATAGGGATGCTGGAACTGAGCACCCACCGCGTCCCATACGACACGACATCCGGTGTCTTCCTGCAGAGTCTTCTTGGCAACGTAGACTGCGTCATTCGCCAAGATGAACTCGTCGTACGTGACCTCGTGCTCGAAGTCGTAGCCGTACTTCTGCCCGTACTCGATGATGAACTTGATGACCTCATCATCCGCGTTCGGGATCTTGACCGAGTCGGTCTTGATGTGGACGACCTGGTGTCCACCCTTCTGGAGCTGGTACTTCAAGTCGATCATGAACAAGGCTCCACGCTTGGCCACGATGTTGTCGATGTTCCGCTTGTCTCGGAACGGGTTGTCGAACTTCGCCGACGTCAGTCCGTAGACCGTGTTGATAGCGATCTTGAGAGCGTAAGCCAATGCATCGCCAACTGCGGGATCGTCCTTAGCGCCGTCGAGAAGCGCTCGGACTCGATCTCCAAGTAAGTCCCCGGCTGTGCCGTAGTCCTTACGCTTGATCGCCACACGCGCTTTCCGGAGGTCACCGAAGCGATTCGTGTAATCGGGTCCAAAGAGACCGAGAGCCTCGATGCTCGCCGGATGCATAGACGCCACGTCCAGAACGGCCACGTCCACGTAGTGTCCGGGTTCGGCGTAGACATAACCGCCCTCACCTGGATCCTCTCCCCGGTAGGAAGAACGCCCGAGTTCAAATACATAGCCTGGAAACTCCTTAGATAGGTCGGTGTAGACGAATTGCTTCTGAGGATTCTTATCGTCACCGAAAATGATCTTGGCAGTATGCCGAGGGGTTGTGTCATTGACCGTGAGACCACTGAGCGCCGCCAGAATCTGACGAGCAACCCAGTCGCCCTTACGGTCTTCGAACACAGCCTCGGTAGCCCGGACATCGTTGACGCAATACTCCACGACACGATTCCAATCCTTCTCATCGACCGGCTCCTCCCAAGGAAGATCCAACTCCAAGTGGTGGATGCCGAGGTCGATCTCGAACTGCTTCAGACCCTGGCGCTTCGTGCTGAAGTCCCAGATGTCCGCGTATGAGATTCCATACGCTGCTGCGAACGGAGCGTTCCGGTTGTTGTCCACGATCAGCTTCTGGCTGAGCTTGAACAGATCCTCAATGCTCTTGCCCATGGCTGCGGCGTAGAGGATATGGTTGTCGTAGCGGCGATTGTAGAAACCCACCAGCTTCAACTTGAACAGCTCCGACACGTCGTGAGCGGACGGGTTCACCATCCGGACGACTTCGTCACTACCTTGGTATTTCCAACATACGACAAAAAGGTTGGAATACACTTCGACGTCGAAGAAGGCGAGACGAGGATCATCACCCACCGCCGACGGATCACTCTCCACCTCCTCTTCAGAAGAGAACTTCATCTCCTGCACCGTCTTCAGACAAGTCTTCGACTGATGCGTGGAGTTGTTGGCAAAGGCGATGATCCGAGGACGCATGTCGGTCACGTCATACTTCATGTCCGACTCGTGTGCTTCCTCGAGGATATGGTGGATGAAATCAACCGACGGCTTCGTGCCGGGGTGGATCTCCTTCCTGAGGTTCCTCTCGATCAAGTCGCGCAAGCCCTTCTCGCTCTTGATTGTCTTCTCGCTTAGAACCTTTGCCTCCTTCGGTTTCATCGGCAAGCCAGATGAAATGTGTCCAATCTCGATGTTGTTGCATCGGATGAGCTTTCTGCGCAGTGAGCTGTTGCCGGTGTATACTTTTACTTCGACGCCGGGTGCATACTCAGCAGCAAGATCGCCGACATCTCCATCGTAGTAGTAATGGAGATGCACGCCAGATCCAGACTGACTGAGCTCAGCGTAGGTAGCGGGCCAGGCACTGGCAGCCTCAAGGTTCCGCTCCAGGGCCTTATGTCCATTCATGTCCTTTAGGTCGAAGTCAATGCAGATGAGCTTTTCTGGGACCTTCACCCAGTGGAGAAGAGACGAGTCAATGTCTGAAAGGGTCGTTCGGACATTTTCCCATCTCTTCTCCGGGGTGCCGTCCTCCTTGGCGAGCTGAGCAGGCATCTCAGCCAACTCGGTATCGAGCAAGGACTCGGTCTCTTCCATCACCAACGAGAACACCTTGACATCCTCGTTGACCGGAGCCTTGAACTTGTCAGCGTTGAAGCCTCGGTAGACGCTTCGCAGCTGCTGGTCATCGATGCGGTCTCTGTCTTTGAACTCATCGAAGTAGTTCCTCAGCTCCTCTCGCATCCTGTACTGAGGCAGGGGATGAGGGATCCCTGTCTCCTCACAGAACTGCTTGTACCAGTTGTAGGCCTGCGACAGATATGTGTAGTCCTGCTTCTTGAAGACGTCGTAATACGCCTCCACGAAGTTGAAGAACACATCTGTCTGGAACATCATCTCAAACGGCGTGTAGCCGCCGTAGTAATTACGGCCCAACC